TCGCGAGCCAGGGGTGAACGTCGCGGCCGTGCCCATGCGAAATCGCTGGGGGCCATCAAACTTTCAGCCGTGTCCTTGCGGGGGCCGTGTAACTCAGACCTTGCCCGGCCGTGTCCGCGATGCGGGGGCCGTCACTGGGCAGGTCTCGTGGGCGCGGAACATGCTGCGCCCGTCCTGGAAGTTCAACGCACCGCTACTTCTTGCGGACGTGTTTGGCCAATTTGCCGATCTTTCGGCCCTTGTCGGCCTTCTGGTATTCGCTCGCGACGCTCTCCGGCGCGGGCTTCTTGCCGTGCGCGCGAAGTTTGGCGCGGCCGGCGGCGGTTCTCGACATGGCCATGAAGCCGGCCTGAGCCTGACTGACGCTAGGCATATTCCACCTCCATCACCTCTTGCCAGGCCGCGACCAGGTTCTCATAGCTGTCGCCTTTCCAGATGATGCGCTGGTCGGCGCGGGCCCATGGGAATTGCTCGCCGACCTCCATGCCGAACTCCTCGCGCCAGAACTTAGGGGTGTTCGGCGCGTAGGCGTGCCCGTCCGGCTCGATCTTGAGGAACATCATCCAGCGCCAGTCGCTGAAATAGGCCAGCGTCGCCGGGCCGTTGGAGACGAACAGGTTCATCGCGGCACCCTGATAAAGCGCGGCGCGATAATGAAGGTCGGTCGGTGCATATATGCTCGACTCGAAACCATTGATCAGATCGTGTGCGCGAGCCGTGTCGCGGACAAAGATGACCCTCTCGCCACGATTTTTCAGATAGCTGGCGAACCGAAGCCACGCCTCCATGTTGCTGTTGCGGTGCGGATATTGTTCGGCTTCGCGCAGGGTAATCGTGATATAGCGGCCGCCGCAATGGCGCAGGTCTCTTATCTTTTCCATGTGCGGTTCAGCCTTGAACCGTGGCACCGGAGCGCCCTGCCGCGCGCGATCGATCACGTCCTTGAAGCCGAACTCCATCTTGCAATTGCCGTCGTGCGCCGCGCTGTCGTCTTCCACCGCGCCGATCCTCGCCAGCGACGGCCGGATCACGTTGTCGAACATCGTCTTGCGCCACGGATTTTCGAGCCCGGTCTTACCGTCGCGGCCGAACCAGAAGCCGACCTTGAGCGGCGCGGGTGCGCCGGCGAGGATGCGGGTCTGCTCGGCGTCGACCAGCCAGTGAATGAAATCGTAGCTCAGCGGCGAGGCCGGCACGTTGTAGCAGACGCGGTCGGCCGACGATGGCTCGCGCGGCGGCAGCGTGCGATTAGTCATCACGGCCTCCCACTGCGCGGCCATCTGCTCGACCGCGATCACGGTCGCCTGCTCCAGCGGCGGCGAGCCGAACCAGCCGCCCATCGGCTTCGCACCGTCGGTGACCATGACGGCGAAGAGGTAGCCGGCCTGACCCTTCTTCGCCTCGGCCAGCATGATCTCCAGCGCCTTCACGACGGCATCGTTGCCGTGGCGGGCGATCATGATGGGATCGCCGCGAGCAGCTCCGGTATCGAAAGCTCCGGCTTGAAGCCATCCTGCCGCAGCATGACGTCGATGCGCTCGCTGAGATCTTGCGCCAGCGGCACGACAAGCTGCTGCCCGGTCTTCTCGCCGCAGATGCAGATCACGAAGCCGGTGCCGTCGATCCTTTTCCGAAGTTCGAGTTTCATGTGCCACCGATCTTCAGCTTGAGGCCGGCGATGATCTGCTTGGCCCAGTTGGACACGCGCAGGCTCTTGTCGTTCTGCAGATGGGCCTGCAGCCCACCCTTGAGCGGATGCGCGCAGATGCCGACGCCGGAGATCACGCAGCGATCGGCCTTGCAGCCGGACGCGCAGTCGAGCGCGGTGAGGCCTTCGAGCGGCGAGCCCGCGGGCGCCGGCACGCGCTTGACGGCTGGCTTCTTCGCCTTCTTCTTGGCCCTCGGCTTGCGGGAGGTCTCGGCTTCCTTATCTTCGGTGTCTTCGATGATGTCGATGTCGGTCATGTCGCTCTCCTTATGCGCCGATGATGTTCATGAGCGTGGTCCATTCGGCCACGGCCGCGGCATCCTTGGCCTTGAGCTTCGCGGCCCATGCCTTGTCTTTTTCCAGCTCGGCAAGCCGGGCCTGCGCGCCTTCAAGCGTGGCGACGCCCTTGCCGCCGGCATCGTTCTCGTGGAACGTCGCTTCCGTGGTGTTGGCGCCGATCTTGCGGAAGTGCTCCATGACGGCGGCATAGCCGACCTGGCCCTCCATCGCCTTGATGCCTTCCGGCGATATGCCGGATCGCTCGGCGCCCTGCATCGCCTGCATCATGTTCATCTTGTATCTCGCCGAATCTTCCGAACCGCCCCAGTTTTTGGCCAGCCCGGCCTTCTCCGCGGCGATCTTGCCGGCGTTGATGGTCGCCTCTGCGCTGTCGGCGGATTCGAGATATTTCACGACGCTCTCGACGATCGCCTTGGCACGGTCCTTCGGAACGAAGGCAGCGGCGAGGCCGGTGCGCATCGCATCGGCGAAGTCGGCTTCGAGATCGGCGCCGGCGAATTTGATGCCGGCGAAGTCGTACTCCTTGGCGTCCTTCGGCGCGCCGAGGCGTTGATAGATCGGCGCCCATTCCTCCGGTTTGCCGTCGGCGGCGGGAAGCTTCAGCAGGCGATCGACGGGCACGCCGAAATGCCGCTCGGCCTCTCGCGCTTGGCGAGTTGCAGCCAGTGCGATCTCCTTGGGGTCATCGACCTTCCAGCCCTTGTTCTGCCAATGGCCGAGGATTTCCGGCTCGACGCCGTCATGCCACGGTTTTTGCGCGGCCGCAGCGGCGGCGGCTGCCGCAGCAGCATCCGCGGCTTCATCGAAATGAAAACGCGGTCGGCCGGTGTGATAGTTGAAATAGTGGAGATGGTCAGTCGGTGGGGACTTGGTCGTCATGGCTTATCGCTCCTTGCGCGGGCCGGGTGTATTTCAGGACGAGTTCCTCAGGGCTGAGGTCGAGATGGTCGCGGATGCGCAGCCAGACTTCGCGGCGCCCTTCGAGAACATAGGTGCGGTCGCGATCGCCGGGCACGACGCAGGTTTCATTGGCCCGGCAAAAGGGGACGAGATCGAGCAGCACCGCCTCGCCGGCAGCACCGGCGAACGCCAGTTGATAGGCGCGCTTGCGGTCGGTCAGGATCTCCAGGGCGGTCGTCATTGCTGCGGCAGCCCCATGCCGGTGGCCTTGGCAGCGACGGCGCGCGCCTTGATGATGGCGGCCTGCGCCGGCAGCGCGTCGGTTGCCTGCTTCTGCGCTGCGGCCTTGGCGCGCTGCTGCTGCTTCTGCTGGAACACGGCGTCGGAAGTGATCCAGCGCTCGGGCACGAGCTGGTTGCGCGCGATCTCCGGGATGGCGGTGTCGAAGTCGAGACGGTCGAGATAGCCGGCGTTTTGCGTGACGTTCACCACCTCGCGCAACTGCTCGAGCATGCGGAAGAAGCCGGCGACCTCGCCGCCCTGCGCCATCTGCGCCAGCGGCGACGTATCGCTGACCTCGATCAGGTCGAGCAGATTGTGGCGCCAGCCCTGCGCGGCTTCGACGAGACGGGGCGGCGGCTGGTCGATCAGGCCGAGCTCAAACATCAGGTCGAGTTCGCGCGGGGCCATGCCGCCGACATATTCGGTGTGCTGGCGGCCGAGCGTCGGCGCGACCAGCATGCCCTTCTCGTTGACGAGCTGGATCACCTGGGTGGCGGTCATGTCGGGGTGCTCGGTCAGCACCTTGAACAGCGAAACCAGGAACACGTCATCGGTGATGCCGCGCTCCTCCTGCATCATCTCCAGCGTGATCTTGATATCTCCGGTCGGCAGCACATGCACCAGCGGCTTGCCGTCGGCGGTGACGCCGCCCTTGTTCATCGCGCCTGGCCGCAGGTCCATGCCGACCAGACCGTCGTCGGCGATCAGCAGCACGGGGTCGCCGGCGCGGTGGCCCTGCTTCAGGAACACCACCTTCTGCGCGTTGAGCGTCTTCAGCGACGGCAGCACGATCTGCGCCGGACCGCGGCCGTAGACCTCGCCCGGCGTCTGATCGTAGCGCGACACTGCATAGGGAAAGGTGCGGTAGCCGCCCTCCGGCTCCATCAGGCAGCGGCCCTCGACGGAAACGTAATAGGACGAGAATTTCATCGAGCGCTGGTCGAGCGCCTCGGGATCGTACTCGCTATCCGGGCGCGGCCGCACGCAGTGCAGGAAGTTGTATTCCCACTGGCTGTCCTGCTGCAGCGGCGCGACGAGGATCTCCGGCAGCGCCTCACGTCCCCATTTCTGCACGGCCTGGTAGGCGGTGAGCCGGAACCAGCGCACCATGCGGTCGACCTTGCCCTGGTGGTTCTGGCCGTAATAGGTCTCGCCGAGCGGCACCGATTTGTAGCGCAGGCCACGGCCGCCGCCGGCCCAGCGCTGGTCGAACTTGTCGACATACATGGTCGAGTTGCCGAAGGCGCCGAGCGATTGCCAGTTGTTGTAGTTCTGCGCGGCGAAGTTGGCGTTCGCGGCATAGCGCAGCTTGAACAGCCGCTTGGTGGTCGTCTCGAACCAGAGCCGCGTGTCGCGGTCCTTCATCACATATTCATCGCCCTGCAGGCCGTGCCACTGCGTGTTGCGCGGGGTCACCAGCGAATCCGCGATCGCGCAGAAGCGATGCAGCGCCAGCGCGCCGGTCGCGTCGACTTGCTGCTGCGTCTTCTTCTGGCCTGGGGAATTGTAGCTCTGATAGTAGAACGTGTTGCGCGAGGTCGGCAGGATGAGCTGGCTCACCTCCTCCCACTGCTGCGCGAACATCGAGCGGCGCGATTGGTACTGCTGGAACTCCCGCAGGATGCCGGTGACGATCGCCTGCTCGCGCTCGGACACCGCGCGCGCTGGCTTGGTCGGCGCGCCGGGATCGGCATAGGTTGCGATGTCAGTGGACGAGGCGCTTGGCATCCGGGTCCTTCGGGTCCATGGTCGGATCGAGCCGGCGGTCGGCCACCACCCAGCGCTGCACGGCGTGGAACATGTCGATGCGGTCGGTGTCGGACAGCTTCATCATGTCGGCGAGCTTGCGGAACACGCCCTGCATCTGGGCTTCGCTGTCAAACACCACCGAGTTTTTCGTTTTGGTGCCGTAGCGATTGACCTCGTCGGCGACGATGCGGCCGGCCTTGTCGATACGCGCTGCGCTGCAATAGATCGCATCGCGGAGCGGCGCGCGGCCGACCTCGAAACCGGGAAAGGCTATCTGCATCAGCACCGGCATGGCTTCGTCGTAATTGTGCGCGAGCACGCTCATGAGGACGGCCTGAAGCTTGCCGTTGGTACCCGCCAGCGCGCGCGCCTGCCAGGTGGCGCGGAGGTCGAACGCGAGGCGCTTTTCAATAGCCAGCACGGCGACCCGTCCCCTGTCCGAGCAACGCGGTCGCCGCCATCGAGCCGGCCGGCCCGAGTAGTTGCGCCTGCTTCATCTGCTCCATGCGCTTCTTGCGCTCCTCATCGGTCTCGCCCGCGACCTGCTGCGCGAGATCGCCACCGAGGCCGAGATCGTTGACGGCCGAGCCTGTGGGCATCAGTGCAACCCCAAGAGCGGAACGAGCTTCATCAGCAGCGCGATCAGCACCACCGCGAACACGACGACCTTGATGATCTTGGTGATCAGCGGATCGGGCGAGAACCGCTCCGTCGCCCAGATGATGATCAGCGCCACGACGATGATGATGATGATCGGGATCAGCATTGAAACGAGCGCTTGCATGGGCTGGTCTCCGAAAATACGGCGGGAGATATCCTCCCCCGCCGCGAGTCTCACCGTTGACGTAGAGGACCCTGTAGAGGGCATGCGGAACGTGGTCGGAGGCGGCTGCGCCAGCAACGCACCGCTAGCTGCCGCCTATGCGCCTGTGAACAGGTCGAAATCGGTGCCGGCGGCGATGATCGAGGTCGGCCCCTGCGCGCGCTTGCCGCCCAGCGTCACGGCGCGGGCGTACCGCTTCATCATGATGCCGGTGCGGATGGCCGACATCAGGTCGTCCTTCAGCTTGACGATCTGGCCGTCCTTGCGGTGGTAAAAGCGCCGCTCCTCGAGCGCATCGGACAGATGCTTGGCGTATTTCAGCCGGCCGCTTTTCTCGCGGTCATCCATCTCCAGGATGCCGGCCTCGGTCGAGATCGAGCCGTCCGGCCAGGTCGCGTGCTCCGGCAGCATGACGAGGTCCTGCTTTTTGTACAGCGTTTTCAACGGCTCGCCGCTCCCCTTCTCGCGGTCGCCGCCGTCCTTCGGCCAGGCCACCGGCACCTCGGCGCCGATCGGCTTCATGGCCGCGGCGTGCTGGATCGGCAGCGCGTCGGCGACCCGATAGGTGTGGTGGACGTGGATGACGTCGTTGTCGCGGTCCCACAGCAGCAGCGCGGCCGCGAAGGGATGGCCGATGCCGAAATCGATGCCCCATATCTTCACCCAATGCACCGGGACATAGTCGATCGGAGCCTCCGTGATCGATTCCTCCGGCGCCACGAAGATGCGGCCCGACCCGAGCATCGGAACGCCGTAGGCGCGCGCCTCGCGCTCGTGGGCGAGATAGCCGGCCTCCATCTTCTTGCGGACGTCGGCCGGGATGTGGATCGCGTCGGCCAGCGTCATCGTGGTGATGCCGCGGTCGAGCGAGGGGTCGTCGAGGAAGCGCATCACCACCTCGGACCGGCCCTTCAGTGGCGTGAAGGTCATCCAGGCGATGCCGTCGCGCTCGCCGATGCGGGCGATGCCCTCGGCATAGATGTCGATCGGCGGCTCCTCGTCGAACCAGATCCAGTCCAGGCCCTCGCCCTGGAACTTCTGCCGGCCCTGCTCGTATGACTTGAACTTGCCGATCGAGATGCCGCCCGACTTGTGCCGGACCTGGATGGTGTCGTAGGCGTCGGTCACGCCGCGCGCGAGCGACGGCCGGTCGACAAAGGCATCCTTCGGGATCATGCCGGTGCCGAACAGGTCGACCACGCCGGGCGGCCCGCACAGCTTCTTCTGCTGGATGTCGCGCACCAGCAGCGAGGTCTCGCCGCAGATCCAGCCCATGGTCGGCTGGTCGAAGCGCCGCCCCTTCCAGCCTTCCGGATATTCGCCGGTCAGGTGGCAGGCCGCCTCATAGGCCCCGGTCTCGGTCTTGCCGCCGCGGTTGTTTGCCATCAGCAGCCGCTCGCGCTTGGTGCGGCCGAGGTTCAGATGGGCCCATTGCTTCGGGTGCGGCGTGAAGGATTTGAAGCGCTCATAGGTCTCGGCATACTCGATCGCGCCGATCGCCGCCGTGAACTCCTCGAGCTCCTCCGGGGTCGGGTCGCTCATTTCTCAGCCGGCTTCTCCGGCGGGGGCACTGCGGCCTTCACCTTCGCCCCGAACTCGTTCGCAAACGCAGCAATCGCCTTGCACATCGCCGCATCCCCGCGAAGCTGCAGCCCCGCCACGCACGCATCCACCGCGCCCGGCAGGTTGCCAAACGCCTGCTGGTCGGCATCCGAGACCTTGATCGTGATCTCGCCAGCCATCGCCGGCCAAGCCGCCAACATCGCCGCAATGCACAAAACAAACCTCATTCCGTTTCCTCCTGTTTGACTTCCGAAAATTCCGCATCCACCGGCGCGGGCAGCCCCGGAGCCGCCTCGCCCATCATCCGCGCAAAATGCTCCGGGAACCGCCGCCGGAAATCCGCGATCTTCGCCGCAGCCGCCGACACGTCCATCTTCCGCGTCACCGTCTTGTTCACGTTGATCGTCTGGGTGGCGCTGTGTCCCGTCCGGTCCAGCACCATCCCGATCGCCTTGAGCTTGTCCCTGTCCTCGGTCCGGCGGCTGCTGATGATCTGCTCCAGCGCCGCCGCCGCGACCAGCGTCGTCGACTGCAGCCGGTTGACCGTCAGCTCGTCCATCGCCGCCAGAACGCGCTCGTCATGCATCAGACGATGCACCGTCACCCGCAACCCGACCGCACTCGTCGCCGAATACCCAGCAGCTTCAGCAGCTTTCGATCGATTGCACCCAGGGTTCCCCACCATCGCCTGCACAAACGCCCTCATCTTCGGCGTCAGTGACCGCATCGCAGGCCCAAATTCAGGATTGTCAGCCTCGGGAAGTGACATGCTAACAAAGTTAGCCTCCGTCAGCCGCCCAACAACGCACCGCCTAGTCATATTTTCAGACCGGGCCGCCCCAAAAACTGAACGCTAAGTCATTGAAGGTATTTGAAAATCGCCGCGCTAGAGGTTCGGAAGGTCGATAAATGCGAGCGCGGGCATTTTCTCCCCCACCCCCATACCCACCCCGGTACATTCTTGATATCATTGAATAATTCATCATTTACGTTTCGCCAGCGCGAGCGTTTCGCCAGGCGATTTAACCACGCATTAAGGTGAAACTCCCTCAGCAAGGGAGTGCTATTGCTGCGATATCAATGGCTTACGCTGCGGCTGTGTCAGCCATGTGCCAAATCGCATGGGTGATAGGATGTGTGACCGTGATGTGACGTCACGTTATTTGTATGTGCAGAATGAGGAGATCAATCACGCGTTTCGCTGCGGGTGCGTTTGCCAGGCTTGATGATGGTCGGCCGGACCGTCTGGGCTGCGGCATCAGCGGCTTGCCGAAGGGAGGCTTTGTCGATGGCTGGTGTTTTGCCGAGGCGCTTGAGTTTGTGGAGGCGAGCGGCACGGGCTGCGAGGCGAGCGTTGAACCGAAAGGGCATCATGCGGTGAAGGTCTGGTTTGTTTGTGGTTGCGCGCGTCGGTTGTTGTTGGCCCTCACGCGATGCCTGAAGATTGGGAAATGTTCAACCCACCGCTCGCACGCATGGTCGTATTTATCGCCTGATCAATAGCTGGATCGCCTGCGATTTGAGCCATTTGCTTCGCTTTTCGCTGCTTCGCCCAGCGCGCTTTTGCGGCTTTGCGCTGATGGCGTTTTCGTTGCGCTGGCGTCATGAGCGAGAAGCGCCTTTTGCCCATTTCACAAGCCTTTTCCTTGCGAAACAGCCATGGCGATTCGACTATGCCAGCGATGGCTGGCTTGCGGGGCCTTTTACGCTTTACGAGCTGGTCCTTGACGGCCGCAAATCGTTTGTCGTCGACCACTAGGACGAGCGCCAGACCTGTGTCCTTGAGCATTTTAGGCAGGCTTTCCCATCCAAATGTTCGCTTCAGCTTTGCTGATCGGTGGTTTCGCGGTTGCTGGACACTGCCGCCAGGGTTCTTGGTCAGGAGTTTCTGCACCACGCCGTCGGCAAAGCTCGGCAGCGCCAAGGTCGTCTCGAGATCCTCGATACGATCCCAAAACCCATCGACCAGCGCCTCGTAATCGGTGATGACGCGGTAGAGCTCGTAGTCCGGTGCGCTCATTGAATGGCCGCACCTTGCGCGCAATAGGCCACGATGACCTTCGGCTCTGCGCCCATCATTTCCTTTTCCCAGGCCATGTTCATCTGAACCACCTCATGCAAGGGCTTTCCGATGCTGGCCTTGGCGTCAGTAAGGCAAGATTCAATGGACACTCGCTCATCAATATTCCATCCGGCGAAGTATTGACTCATCGGCGAAAACATCATGATCAGAATCCACTTGGTCATTTCATCTCCCTTCCACACACCATGCATCTCACTCCGTGGTGCACATCGCGCGGGTGCACCGTGCCGCAGCCGCTACAGCGTCTTGTCGGGAAAGGTGGGCTGCTCGACCACCGGCGAGCCGGATTGCCCTGAGGGCGTGGCTGAGTTTCCCAGGACGGTCGCTGCAAAGGTCATGTCCTCGCCATGGGATTTCACCTGGGCGGTGATGTCGTCGAGCCCCTGCTCCACGCTGGCGCCGAGCTCGTCGAACGCGACCGCCTTGGCATTCAGCCGCTCGATGCGCTGCTGCACCTTCATCATGTTCGCCTTCAATCCCTTGATTTCCAGTGTCATTGCCGGCCTCCTTGGCCTCGTGATACGATAAGCGATTACTTCCGCCGTGAGCCACCGCAGCACGCTGTCGTTCGCGATGTCCGGGCGTACATGGCGCATGTCATTCCGCGGCCTGCGACATGGATTTGAACCCGATCGCGCGGCCAGCGCTTACGATGGGCTTGGGATCCATTGCGCGCTCGATCGACACAGCGGATTGCAGCCGCCGCAGCTTGGTCATCACCACTCGATAGGGCTCCAGCTCGGTCTCGCACAGCCTGCGCAGCGCGCCAGGACTCGGCGCAAAGTCGACGTTGGTATTTGCCACGTCGCCGCGCACCCAGCGCTTGATCGCCGCATCCAGCGCCCAGGGCGCGATGTCTGCGACCGCCTCCTGGTAGAACCCGAGCCGCGCGTCGGCTGCTTTCTCAGTGTGGGCGCCGGCCGCCGGATAGCCCAGCAGCAGCTTTGTCAGGAGCGATAATCTCGCCTTCGAGCACTCCGCTGGCTGTAGGTTCGCGCCCGTCGTGATCGCCTCCAGATCGCTCAGCCGGCTCTCCACAATCGCGCGCTCCTCGGTCGACATCTCCGTCCCCGAAGGGAAATTCAGTCGAACTCCCTGCCCCGGCCATTGCACCGTCCCCAACGATCTTTCCAGCAGCTCGAGCCGCCGCGGCAAGGATCGCATCATGTCCAGATGTTCGCGGATTTGAATTTCCGTTGCCATTCGCAGGCCCTTTCGCGTTCCTGATCCAGTTTCGCCACGTCGCATCCCAGTCGAGCTTGACGCCTCGCTGACCAGGCTGCGCTTTCCAATAGTCCTTGAATTTCAACAGTTCATGATGCGCGATAGCGCCGAGCTTGAGCGACGCGTCAGCAAAATCACTCGCATTCGGCGTCCAATCCTCAGGCAGTCGAGCGCCGCGTTTTGCGCGCGCGCCCTCCGAACGAAGTGAGGACTGTGTATCTGTCTGTGCTTGTGTATGTGGTGGCGTTTCAGAAACGTTTCGTTCCTGTTGCCTGAAACGTTTCACTCTGTCCGTTGAAACGTCGGACTTGAACTGTCGCTTGGCCCAGTTGTGCGGGGCGAATCCCGTTTCATCGCGATCGATCAGGCCGGCAGTCACGAGTGTTGTCAGATACTCGGCGGCCTTGTGCACCTTCACGCGTAGGCTTAGCGCGATGATCTCGATCGACGGAAGCCGGCCGGCATTCTTCGACGCGATGCATAGAAACGCGATCCAAATCCACCGCATTGCCTCGGGCAAAAGCAGTATCTTCGGATCGTTAATCACGTCGTCGTCGAGGCGAAACCACCGGCTCATTGCCCGCCCACCACATGATCGAGGTTGTTGAAAATCCCGCGCATCGTCACCGAGGGCCGCAGCAAGCCCCAGGCTTCGAGCGTTTGGAGCGCAGCGTCGATCCCCTCAGCCATGGCGGTGAACGCGCCGGCGGCGTCGATATCGCTCTGGAAGGCCATCTGCGCCTCGGTGGCGCGGCCGCCAGGCGCTTTGAACTCCATGGCGAAGATCTTGCCCGCGTGCACCAGGATGAGGTCGGAGACGCCCGCGCGCACGCCCAGCGACTTGAAGATCGCGCCCTCGACCCTGCCGCGCTGACCGCCGTTGGGGACGTGGAAGAACACCAGCCCTTTGACGCCGCGCACGCGCAGATGCTCGACCACCGCGCGCTGGATGGCTTGCTCCGGCCGCCTGATCGCGCGCGATCGGCTCATGCAGCCTCCCGATGGGCGAGCCTCATATGCGGCCAGCAATAGGGAACGCCATCCAGGGCGTGACATCCGCAATAAGTGAACGGTGCCTCGTCTCCCAGCGGCCACCTGCACGTCGAATCGTTCAGCTCGTAGATCGAGATGTTCAGCGGCACGACGTCCGCGATTCTCAGTCCGGTGGCCGGCTCACACGCGAACTGCGGCTTGATGGTCATGACCTTTGGCTTGCGCTCGACCTTGCGAGCCAGCCGATGATTGGCGCCGTCGACTTTGACGGTCCGGCTTACCGACAGCCCCAGCCGCTGGGCGCGACCGATGCAGGCATTGCGTGAGATATCGATTCCGAATTGTCTGTTGAGCTTGATGGCAATATTGGCGAACGAGAGCCCTGCAGCGACGCAGCGCTTCAGGGCGAGATCAAACTCAGCGTTATCGGCCCAGTTCATGCCATCCTCGCAGCGCGCTCGAGCAGCGGCAGAACTTCCCGGTGCAT